TTTCGGAGTCCTACACCTTTATAATAGAGATGAGAATGAATGTAGTGGAGATAGTAAGGCACCACTACGGGTAGTGTGGGATTTGAACTCAAACACTACGGGTAGGGGCAAATACATGGAAACTGGCTGTGCATAAACTTCTGCATAAACGCATACACTTGTCGGAAGTTCTCAAGAGTTTCTAAAGGGTGGCCGATAGATTGCTATAGATAGGTGAAGTCACGGAAGGCGGGAAACATGAGAAAACTGGGGCTAGTTTCGGTCGTTTTGATGTCACTTTTGGGCACTGGATGTGCCAGCTATATGGCAAATTTTGATGGCTGGTGGACCATCTCTCCAAGAGATATGCCACGCCTAAAAGCGGAAAGAGGGGAGCGCAGATTCACCGATCATACGGACGATCCTTTCATGCAAAGAAACCAAGAAATAGCCAAGAAAGCGATGGACGATGTGAACCGTGAAAAGGCCTGGAAGAAGTCCCACCCAGACCCAATTTTGGTCATAATTTTGGACGAAAATTAGGGCCAAAAACGGTCATTTTTGCTCTTTTTAATTGATAACTATTCTCAATTTAAACTCGTATATTCGATTTGGCAGAATTAAACCAAACCACTATGACAATCAAAAGCGATACACCTAAACCATAGTAGTATGGGCAAAGTGTATCGCTTTTGTCACCCATAGTGGTTTGGTTTAAATGGCTCGTACTCAAATATAACGCATTTCCAGCTTTTTAATTCGATTTGGCGAGGTGGAGTTCTGCCCATTCTTAGAGAAAAAAAAAAATATAATAAAATTTGTTTCCCGGAAAGGAAGGGGCAGTGTTCGTTTTTTTTTCTCTGATGTAACTATGGTTTAGAGAGTTTTGGTGGCCGGATTTTATGGGCCGGTGTTTTTTGTAAAGCGGTCCACCAACCCCCGGTGTGACCGCGTGGACAAATTTGACAGCAACGACCTATTTGAACTTGGGAGACTTCCGGGGAGTTGGCGGACTGTGGCGAACAATAACATTTACAAACCCTTTTACAATCGCTAACTGTTTAACCCAAGCAACGGTCCTTGGGGAGATTCTAAATGAGTGAGATAGCCGACGCGCTTAGTTTGGCGCGGATTGAAATCAAAAAATACGATGAGAAGCTGATAAAGCCCATACGGACCTCTAAAGGCAATTTCACCCCCGAGGCATTCACAGATGTCTTCCGTGAAGCCCTTGGCAGGGACGCTAAGAAGTTCCCAGGACTTGGCGATGCCCTCTACGACGATAGGGCTATGAAGGAAATTCTAATAGGCCATGCAAAGGATACAGGGGTATGGGCTGGAGAGAGGGAAGTAGTCATCCCCCTGGAATACGCTGGCTATCAATTGAATATGGACCTGTCCTCTAAGGACACATCATTTTTTCTGACCAAAGACGATATCAAGATGACTACGATAACCGGGAACTCCTACATCAAGGTGTGCGGTATGTCGGAAGCCGAAGCCGTTATAGCTTCTAGGCATGTGGTCCCGGAGTATCAGCCAAGAGGAGAGCCCGGAGTAAGTGAGAGAAAATGCCGGGACGGTACGACACAGCGAGTCCTCAACACCTATATCCCCCCAGCATGGACCAAATATCCGGGCAAGACCAAGGACACATTGCCCGCCCTGTTCCTAAAACTTGTTAACCATCTAATCCCGCTCCCAGTAGAGAGGGATTTTTTCTACAGCTGGCTTCACGACTCAATGTACGGAAGGGCGGCAACATTTCTTGTTCTTTGCGGGGCTCCTGGGGTGGGTAAGAATACTCTCAAGAGCGTTATGACCGCCCTGCACGGGCGCTCTAACACTGTAGACGGGAAACTAACAACTCTGACTAGCAATTTCAACGGGGCGCTGGTGGGTAACACTCTCCACTGGTTTGACGAGCTAGAGTACTCCCACAAACTAGAGCCGCGTCTTAAGGAACTTCCTAACCAGACGGTGTCCATTGAACTAAAGGGAGTGGACTCCACCCCCTCATCGGATATTTTCTGCTCTTTCGTTATCAGCAACAATGACCCAAGAAATAACTACATAGCTTACGACGCTAGGAAGTTCGCCCCTCTGGACATCGGTAAGACCGACCTACTGCACAGCATGACCAATGAGGAGATAGATACTCTCAAGAAAAAGGTAGATGAGCAGTCCCCGGAATTCGACGCCGAGTTCGTGGCCCAGATAGCCAGGTGGATAAAACGCAGGGGCCGCTCTAAGAAGTGGCCCCACTTGGCCTATAAAGGCCCGATGTTCTGGAGACTAGCTAGTGACAGCATGTTCTCCTGGCAGAAAGTTGTTGTGAGGTCCCTACTCACTGCTGCCCCTGGAGGTAGAATTAAGCACGACCCAGAAAAAGGTTTTTTATTCTCCACTATTGCGGCCCAAGTACCAAGGAAAGCAGGAAACAATAGCAGGGTTGTGGTGCCAGACTTTGCTCACGTCATGCCATTTTTAAATATCTATCGTGACCTGGACGGTAAAAAAGTTTTTGAGACGGAGAAGATCGAGGGGGACACGATGAGTGACTTCTGGGTCATAGAGATATCCAAAAAACCAAAGATGGGCAGGGATGATAAAAGAAGAGACGAGAGTGATTCTGGAGAAGACAGCTATTTACTGTAGGGAGCTACTATGACCGATGAAGAAGTTAAGCCAAAGAGAAAAGTTGGAAGGCCTAGGACGTCAAAGAGACTCTATCCAGGACAAGATCCTAGTCTTAGGATTGAGCCAAAAGAAAAACCGGACCCAGAGGAAGTAGAGGACAGCGTTGTCGATGCGACGGGACCAGACCCATTGCTTGACGACTTGGATGACCCGGGACCACTAAGCCCCATCCAGGCCAAGTACCCCTCTCCTAAGAAGAACCCTGAGTTTAGAAAACGATGGGACAATCTCATCCGTGGGGTGGTAAGCCGGGACAATTTTAAAGTTGGACATCTATACCAGCTAGAGATTCTGTGCGACCTTTACGTAGAATACGATGCCCTGGCTAAATTCATTCGTACGAAGGGATACACATACGTAGCCCTTGGAAGGCAGGGCAGAATAGTTAAGCCGTATCCGCAAGTGACTCAGATAAACCGGGTGCAAGCAGAGATTAGAAGTTACTCTAAGATGCTGGGCCTATTACTTAGCACTGACAAGAGCACGGAGTCCGGTGGAGAGGATAACGAGTGGTCATAAAGTTCGATCCTAAAAAATATCCCAATGTGTCCAGAGGGCACAAATACGCCGAAGATGTGGTGGCTGGTAGGATACTGGCCAACAAATACATCATCGGAGCGTGTGAGAGATATTTGCGGGACCTCGAAAAAGATTGTGAGTGGTTCTTTGACGCCGACAAGGCGGAGAAGTTCTTGAGAGCGGTACAAAGATTCACCCACCCAATAGGCCTATGGAAGTCCAAGAACATTGTGTTTGAGCCATGGCAGTGTTGGGTATGGATGTGCATCCAGGGATTTAGGTTTAGGGAGAATGGGTACAGGAGATTTAGGGTAGCCCACCTTGAGATTGGACGAGGCAATGCCAAGTCAACTATGTCCTCCCAGCTGGCGCTATATGAGTTGGCTCTGGACAACCCTACCGGGAACCAAATTTCTACGGTAGCCACAAAGAAGGACCAGGCTAGGATTGTTCTCGACTCGGCCAGATTCATGGCCAGGAAAAATCCGTCATACCTGAAGCACACTGGCGTTAAGGTTCTAGCACATACTCTCGTGCACCCAGCATCTAACTCCATGATGAGAGCCCTGGCGTCTGACTCTTCCGGCATGGATGGACTCAATGACATTCTGGCAATCTGCGATGAATTACATGCCATGAAGCGGGAGACCTTTGAGGTTATATCGTCGGGTATGTCGAAACGTGCCGACAGCTTATTGGCATGTATCACAACCGCAGGGTCGGACATCGACAGCGTTGGCTTCTCTCAAAGTGCCTACGCCAAGAAAGTTTGCCTCAGGGAAGTAGAGGACGATCAGTTTTTCGCGGCTGTGTATTGCCTGGAGGATAAAGACGACTGGGCTGATGAGAGCGTTTGGATAAAGGCTAACCCTAATCTGGGCGTGTCTGTAGATGTGGCCACGCTCAAGGCCAAAGTTGAAAAGGCGCTAGTGACTCCAGCAGATGTGCCGAACATAAAAATTAAGCACATGAATATGTGGATCCAAGAGGCCCATGCATTCTATGACCAGAACAAATGGGATGAGTGTGCCGACCCCTCGCTAAAGATCGAGGACTTCTCCAAACAGCAATGTCGCCTGGGTATCGACTTGGCCTCTCATGTCGACTTGACGAGCATCGGGATCATATTTCGTAAAGACGGGGTCTATTACATTTTTGACAGGACCTACATTCCTGAGGGGACTGTTAACGAGGCCAAGAATGTTTTGTATGACGACTGCATATCCAAAGGCCACCTTATCAGGACCAAAGGCGATGCCATCAACTACGACTTTATCCGGGAGGAGGCTGAGAAGATTGCCAAAGACTTCCGGGTACAGGAGTGTGCCTTTGACTCCTGGAACGCCACCGAGATGGCCCAGAAGTTGTCAGGCAAGATCGAGATGGTAAAGTTCGCCATGAATACGGCCAACCTGTCGGAGCCCATGAAGAAACTGGACACACTCATGCGAGAGGGCAAGATCCGGCACAACGGGTCTCCACTTCTTCGCTGGTGCCTAGGCAACGTCGTGGCCAAGGAAGACCACAACTCAAATGTCTATCCTCGCAAGTCCCACGTCCGGCTAAAGATTGACCCGATTATTGCCATACTCATGGCCCTGGCAATGTGGCTTCAGACAGATTCAAAAGATTCGGTTTATCAGGAACGAGGCATCCGTACCATCTAGCCGTTGGTACGGTGCAACACGGTTTTAGTCCAGACATCGTAAAATTTACTTGAAATGGAAATAAATCCCTGACCATTATCTGCGTTGGGGAGTACCCATGCCAAAAATTTTAGGTTTTCGTAAGCCCGAACAGGGCCAGCCTTTTAAAATCACGAATAAGTCGGCCACTAAAGCCGAGATCGTCATTTATTCGGCTATCGGAGAGAGTTTTTGGGGCGATGCGTTGTCTGCAAAGCAGTTCGATGCTGAGTTAAAGAAATTAGATTCTACCGTCAACGAGATCACCGTACGTATAAACTCGGTCGGTGGTGACGTTTTTGATGGGGTCACTATCTACAATCGACTGAAGCAGCACAAAGCCAAGATCATTGTACACATCGACGGCCTGGCTGCTTCTATCGCCTCGATTATCGCCCTGGCTGGGGACGAGATTTATATCGGTGACGGAGCCCTTTACATGATTCACCTTCCATGGACTTTTGCCATGGGCAATCGCATGGAACTCGACAACACGGTTAACCGCTTGATGGATGTTGAGGAGCAACTGATCTCCATCTACGCCAAAAAGACTGGCCTGGGCCGTTCCGAGATTAAGGCCATGCTTGAGGCTGAGACCTGGATGGACGCTGACCAGGCCATTGAGAAGGGCTTCGTAGATAAAAAGGCTGAAGAGGCGCTTCCGATTGCCGCCTCGGTACTTGATTCTAAATGGATCAACAAAAAGCCAAAGACCTACAAATCGGAAAAAGCAGCAGTTGATACGGCTTTGAACAGTTTGAAAAAGAAAATTTCGGATCGTATTTCTCGCAAATAGCGCAGAGACACCGAAAAACGAAAACCACCAAAGGTAGGGGAATAAAATGAATCCGGAACAAATTCGCGCACGACTGATGGAAATTCAGAATGCCTTGGAAGGCATCTCTGCTAGCGACGACGGTTACACTGAGGCCCAGTTGACTGAAATCGAGTCTTTGAACGCTGAGTTCGAAGGCCTCACCAAGCAACTCGACGCCGCTGAAAAGGTCGAGTCCATGAAGGCCAAGGCTTCGGCTAGCGCCGGTCGCAAGACTGAGCCCGTAAAGCCAGCTACCCGCGTCGAGGTCGGCGCCAACCGCGCCACTGACCGCTTCGGCGGCTTTAGCTCAAGCGGCGATTTCTTGATGGCCGTTAAACGCGCCGGAACGCATGGCGACATCGACAAGCGTTTCCAGAACGTGGCCTATGAGAAGTCTGGCGAAGACGGCGGCTTCTTGGTGCCCGAGGAAATCAGCCAAGCTATCGTCAAGAAGCTTGAGTCGAACGAGTCCCTCATGGCCGGTACGACTAGCTACAAGGTCAGCGGCAACGCCCTTACCTTGACGTTGGACGAGACCCAGCCCTGGAACCAGGGTATCCAGGCCTACTGGACCGCTGAAGGCGCGACCATCACTCAGAGCAAGGCATCCTTCACCCAGGCGTCGTGGCGCCTCCAGAAACTCGCTGCATTGGTTACGGCCACTGACGAGTTGCTTGATGACGCAACTGCTCTTGAGAGCTACATCAAGACGTCGGCTCCTGCTGCCATCATGCACAAGTTGAACAGTGCAATCATCAGCGGTAACGGTGCTGGCAAGCCCCAAGGTATCATCAACTCGCCCTTCGCTACCACGGTATCGAAAGAGTCGGGTCAAGCTGCTGACAGCATCGTGGCACGTAACATCATCAAGATGTATAGCCGCATGATTCCGGACGCTCGTGCCGGTGGCGCCTGGTACATGAACGCTGCATGTGAAGCGGAACTGTACATGATGAAGGACGACGTCGGAAACTTCATCTACTTGGCTCCCGGCAGCCAGATGAACCAGTCGCCCTATGGCTTGTTGATGGGCCGCCCCGTGTATCCGATGATGAGCGGTATGCCCGCCCTTGGAGACCTCGGCGATATCATCTTCGCAAACCTCAAGTACTACTACATGATCGAGAAGGCAGTTGGCGTTAAGTCGGCTTCGTCGATCCACTTGAACTTCGACAAAGAACTCACCTCTTTCCGTTTCTCGCTCCGCGTGGACGGTAAGTGTCCGTTCCTGTCGCCGGTTACGACTGAGTTTGGTTCGCACCAGATGTCAGGTTTCGTACTCCTGGAAGCCCGCTAATATGAGTGGGGCCGCTTAACGGCGGCCCCGTGTCCTAGTCCCAAATTGTTTTTCAACCTTATGAGGAGTTCTTAAAATGGAAAATTACTTGATGGAAGTTGTGAACATGAAGCAGGGTTTCCTGCCGGTCGACCTTAACACTGCGGCCAACACTGGCGCCCGTTGCAGCATTAAAAACTGCAAGCGCATCGCTTTTGTTGTCCAAATGGGTGACAGCACTGGTGCTGTTGTGCAAGCCACTTTCAACCAGCACAACGCTGCTTCTGGCGGTACGTCGAAGGTTTTGGCTCACGCTAACCCGTACTACACCAAGGCTGGCGCCGCCACCTCGTTCACCAAGGTATCCCCGTCGTCTGCTTCGACCTTCGACATCAGCACTGACTTTGCCGCTCAAGAAGGCATTGCAGTTTTCGAAGTCCTGGCCGAAGACCTCGACGTCGAAGGTGACTTCGCATGGGTGTCTTTGAGCATCGCCGACACCACCGCCGCTAAAATTGGCGCGTGTTTGGTTATGTTCCTTGGCCCCGACAACAACCCGCCCTACGGACAGGCTGTTTAATCCCCTGTCTTAGGACAATCCACTGGACCATACGGGGGAGCGTGAAAACGCTCCCCTTTGTTTCTGAGAGAGGCACCCAATGACGAAAATGATTTTTACTGAGGACAAGTACTACAACCGGGACGTAATTTATAAAGCCGGTGAGGTTTACGAGGTCCCGATAGAGATGGTAAACCGTTGGCTAAAGCGCGGCGGATCCATTGTCGAGGAAGCTCCTGTGGAGAAGAAGAAGCCTGTGACCCAGACCAAGAAATGGTCTAAGCCGTCCAAGGCCGCTGTTCTTGACACGGACGGAGATGAGCCTGAGGCTACGATTATGAGATCATCTGACAAAAAGTAATTCGGGGGATCCATGGCCATTAGTTTCGGCAAGTTCTTTTCCAGGAAATCAAAGGCCGAGAATGTCTCTGTCGTAAGACGGGGGTTCTACAATAAGAATACAGCCCAGGTGAACGAAGACACCTCCATGTCGGTGTCAGCATTCCATCGCGGCGTCACATACGTCTCAACCCAAATTGCAAAGCTGCCATGGGAGATCAAAGACAAGGACAATGAGATATTGTCCGGCGAAGTCGCTAATCTCCTGGCCTTGGCCCCTAACCCTGAGATGAACGCATTCATGTTCCGGCTGTTTGCCGTCCAGAACGCAATCATCCACGGCAATTCCTACGCAGAGATTGAGCGGTCCAATAGCGGCCAACCAATTGCAATCTGGCCCCTTCCAAGTAAGTGCGTAGAGTTGGTCAGGTCGACTTCCGGAGACCTGGCCTATAAAGTTTCTGTTAACCAGTCCAAAGATGTCTACCTACCTCCCAGGGACGTGTTCCATACTAGGAACTTCCATACCAAGGACGGTCTCGTGGGCCAGGGAGTGGTCCAGTATGCTTCCGAAACCTTAGGCATCATCCTTGCCGCAGACAAAATGGCCTCTGGTATTTTCAACAACGGCGGAGTCCCTTCCGGAGTATTAAAGCACCCCGGAACACTATCGGACGAAGCCTATAAGCGTTTGAAAGACAGCTGGGCGGAGCAACACGGAGGACGAAAAGCCGGTGGCACCGCTCTCCTAGAAGAAGGCGTGGAATACCAGGGCATCAATGTGCCTCCGGAGGCATTGCAGTTCTTAGAGTCCAGACAGTTTGGTGTTCTTGAAGTGGCCCGCTTCCTTGGCATCCCTCCGACGAAGCTTTTTGACATCACTGCCGCCACCTATTCGAACGTAGAAAACGCGAACCTTGAAGTGGCCACCGATACTCTAGATGCATGGGCCGTGAACCTAGAGATGGAAGCCGACATCAAGATCCTAAACAACCGACATGGCGGCAGGTTTACGGAGCTAGACCTCTATGCGGTATTCCGTGGCGACATGAAAACCCGGTCGGAATACTTCAAGTCACTCATGGCTGTGGGGGCCATCACCCCTAACCAAATCCGCTCCCGCGAGGGAATGGCTGGGTATGGAGAAGAAGGCGACAACTACTACATCGCCACCAATAACTTCACTCCAGTAGACCGCATGGATGAAGTCATTGATGCCCAGATTTCTGGCAAGCAGGGCAGTGATAATAAGCCAGCGGCGAAGCCAGATACTCCTCCTGAAGATACCCAGACAGTAAGCAACGAGTTGGACCAGGAACTAAAAAAATCGGTCATCACCTATCTGACGAAGTAGGGCTATGAACGCTGAGATTCTCATAGCTCTAATGTCTAAGCACATTGACGAGAGAATAAAATCTCTCCCGTCATCCCATGGCCCTAGGGGGTTTCGTGGCCCAGCCGGTGCCGATGGGCGTGACGGAAGGGACTTTGTTTTCTCCGAACATGAGGAAGAAATAAGGTCATGGGCCAAGGAGTATGCGCTTAAGTTCTCGGACCTATCTTACGAGGAGATAGCCCAACTCCGTGGTCCAGCCGGGAAGGATGGGACAGATGGCAAGAACTTCGTATGGGAAGAGAACCGAGAGGGAGTTCTTGAAGTCGTTAAGTCGACAGTTGATGAGATGCGCGAGGAACTTAAACTCAAGTTCTCTGACTTGGACAGCGACGATATCGAAAGGATACGTGGTCCTCGCGGACGTGACGGCAGGGACGGGCGTGATTTTGTATTCGATGAGCACAGGGAATATTTTGATTCTCTCAAACTCAAGTTCTCAGACCTCACCCAAGAAGAAATTGAAGACCTCAGACTCCACTTTTCGGATCTCACCGAAGAGGAAAAGGCGACACTAAAACTACGTTTCTCTGACCTCACTGACGACGAGCGATTGTCCCTTCGTGGCGCTAGAGGAGCCAGAGGGCAAAGAGGTAAGAACGGGGTCGACGGACGTGACGGCAAGGACGGCTTGTCAATCAGGGGTCTGCCAGGTCCAGTAGGTCTAAGAGGACTCCCAGGATCACCAGGCATCAATGGCCTCAATGGATCGGACGGACTGGACGCTCCTCACATAGTGGCGATTGACACGAGGCAGACTAAAGACGGGCTAGTGTTTGTTTTTGAATTCTCAGATGGCACAATGCTGGAAACATCTGGGATAGATATTCCTGCGGCCAAGACATATGTCATAGGCGGCGGGAGAGGCGGAGGGTCTGTGACGGAGTATGAGACAAGAGTCGATGAGCCATCATCCACCGTCACCTACGTAGGCAAAGCCTATATCGGGGCATCCACCGCCGACGCCATCTGGCAGATAAAAAAGATTTTAATCTCAGGGACAGAGACGTCAATCGAGTGGGCTAACTCTAGTGATTCTTTCTCCAACATCTGGGACAACCGTGCCTCATTGAGTTACGGATAAGATGGCAATTACCTTTGCCCTCAGGGGAACCAGTAAGGATGCCTACTACGCCGGGGGGTTTAAGACCCCCACGGAGATAGGCACCAATTCGGTCGACTCTGGTGCTGGGATAGGCAACAGCATAATTAATTTAGACCAGGGCGCCCTTGGCCAGCACAGTCTGTTCTATATTGGCCGGGGGAATTTGAGCGGCAATAGAACTCTATCCATACTCTGGCGCGGAGCATTTGGAGAGACAGGCTCTAACCAGACGATGATATCCATTTCCAGCTTTGGCCTTATTGGCCGTGTGGTAATGCGATATACGTCTACTAACACAATATCCATATCAGTAGGGCATGACACTACAGGAGCTACGATCAACACCGGGTCTGTCGCCTTCACTCCGTCTGTAGGAGTCTATTATGATTTTGTCCTCGTACTCGATTGCAGTACCACGGCGTCTGGGGCATCTATAAATCTATATCGTGACGGGACTAACATCCTGAGCCCCAACAACGCCGTCGATGTGTGGTCCAGCCCCACTAAAGTCAACAACCGTCTGATTGCTATAGGGGCCGATGACTCTACGGCCCTGCTAAACACCAGGACAAAGATTGACGAAGTAGTTATCTGGGACAGCCTTATTACTCCGACCTCTGTGGCCCTTACTGGCGGCACCGGGTCCTTGAACGGGGCATCAAGAACCCAGTATGTCGCTGTGACAAACTTTGAAGGCTTCTCATATTCCGACCCAGGAGTGGCAAACGTCCGTAGCGGCACCGGCTACACTTATACGGGCCTTTCTAAGACAGGCACAGCAGCAATCCCGTCCGCAGCTAACGTGCGTCTGGGGACGGCTGTGGACGCCACAACAGGCACACTCGACCTTCCGGCAGAGTCCGCCGTACAGAGCGGAGTGACCTATGACAACGGGACAAAGACGGGTACTCTAAACACTGCTGCCGACGCCAACGCAGTAGCAGATGCGGTGTGGAATAGGGCCATGAGCAGCCACACTACGTCAGGGACCTTCGGCGCGTTCATTCAGAAACTATTGACTGTGGGTAAATTTCTAGGACTGAAATAGTCCTAAGGGGTGAGTAATGGCAGCGGCTAAATATAATATCACGGTGGAGCAGGGATCCACTTTTAACCTGCTGTTGACTATCAAATCTCCGGGGGTCACGCCGACGCCTATTGATATAACCACCTGGCTATTTGCCGGACAAATTAGAAGGTCCCCCACCGACGCTACAGTGTTAGCCGATTTCACTTTCACGATCCAGAATCAGATATCGAATACCGGAGAGGTCCTGGTATCTCTAACCGACACTGATACTTCAGCAATCCCAGCTGACGGCCCGGTGACAAATCTGGTTTACGATATTGAGGCCACTGTCGGAAGCACAGTCACCAGGCTCATACAAGGGTCGGCACTCCTTAGCGCAGAGGTAACTCGATGAGTGATGTTGAAGTCGTCATTTCAGAGGTCGATAATATCTCTGTCACGGTGGCACCAGTACAGACTTTGGTTATTGAGACCGCGCCCGTGGGAATTCCGGGGCCAACTACATACCTAGGAACTTTAGGCGGAGCGGGTGCTACGGCCACTTTCGTTTCAAGTGAAGTCCTTGGAGGAGCAGACGCAAATGGCTAACAGAATACAGGCACGAGTAGACACAGCGGCTAACTGGACATCGGCAAACTCCCTGCTTTTGGCTGGTGAGTGGGCCTATGAGTCCGACACAGGTAAACTCAAGATAGGAGATGGGTCGACACTATGGAACTCACTGGCGTATTACACAGCTGGTGCGGTGTCAGTAGTATCAGTCAATGGATACTCGGGGGTGGTGGTATTATCCAAGTCCGATATTGGCCTGAGCAACGTCGACAACACAAGTGACGCCACTAAGAACTCAGCCACGGCCACTCTGACAAACAAGACTTTGACTTCTCCAGTAATAAATAGTCCGACAGGAATAGTAAAAGCGGATGTGGGCCTGAGCAACGTCGACAACACGTCGGATGTAAACAAGCCGGTCAGCACTGCTCAAGCAGCAGCGGATGCGGCTGTGCAAGCATTTTCCATTCAAAGAGCCAACCACACTGGCACACAACTAGCGGCTACTGTTTCTGATTTCAGCACGGCTGCTGACGCCAGAATAACCGCTCAAAAAGCTGCGGCCAACGGACTCGCCACTCTTGACGGGTCATCTAAAATACCTGTCTCCCAGTTACCGGCGTCAGTGGTGGGAGGAGTTTCGTACCAGGGAACGTGGGACGCTGGCTCTAATTCCCCAGCCCTGGCATCTGGTATTGGCACGAAAGGATATTACTACAGGGTAAACAACGCTGGTTCTACCAGTCTAGACGGAACATCTGAATGGAAAGTAAATGACTGGGCCATCTTCAATGGGTCTGTATGGGAAAAAGTAGATAATACAGACCAAGTGGTGAGTGTCGCTGGCAAGCAAGGTGTTGTGACCCTGACTACGGATGACATGACAGAGGGAACCAATAAGTTCTACACTGATGGCAGGGCACAGACAGCGGTTGTTATTGACTCTATTGCTGACGCAGACACGACACACGCTCCATCTAGAAATGCTGTATTCGATGCTTTGGCATTAAAGGCAACAGACCCCACAACCACAAACGGCGATATAATTCGCCGGGCATCGGGGGCTCTTGGAAGACTCCCCATAGGAATCACCGATCAATTACTTAGGGTGGTGGCCGGTGTTCCAGAGTGGAGTGACGAGAACTTAGGACAGGATTTCGGCGACGGATACCTTGGAGACGTAACCCTGAGCGCCCCTCTGCCTCTATCTGGCCCTGTCTACTACAACAAACTAACTCTAACGGCTGGCGCCGCAATTACAGTAAACGGATATCCTATTTACTGTAAGACTCTTGATCTTTCCAATGCTCCAGCGGGAGCAATCATAGCGAACGGATTGAACGGAAACAACGCGGCCAACCAAACTGGCGGTACTGCGGCGACTTCCAACACGCCATCTGGCCTAGTCGGTGGAGGAGGCGGTAACGGAACGGCTGGTGCCACCGGAACCACGGGGGCTGGAACCACTGGTGGAGCTACAGGAGCCCTTAACCCAGGAAACGGGGGACAGGGCGGGCAGACAGGAGCCGGTGGAACAGGGGTCAATGCCGGAGGAGCATCATCATCTTCTGGAACTGTTACTAACAGGATCACTTTCGCAAGATTTGAGACTCAGTTTACTCGCGGTGCTTCATTGATCTCTGGCGGATCTTCTGGTCGCGGCGGATCTTCCGGAGGTGGCGACGGAGCCGCAGTTCTAGGACGTGGTGGAGGCGGCGGTGCTGTAGGAGCCGGTATCGTCGTCATCTATGCGGACGAGATCATCACCTCTGGGTCTACTCCAGCGGGAGTCATTCAAGCCAACGGCGGCAATGGCGGTAACGGAGCCAATGGTATCAACGGAGCCGGAGGCGGAGGTGGCGGTGGTGGCGGTGGAGGTGGATATATATATTGTGCATACAATCTGCACACCGGCCCATCAGTAGTGTCTCTTTTCCAGGCCAACGGCGGTAACGGTGGTAACGGCGGAACAGGGACGGGAACTAACTCCACCGCTGGCACAGGGGCTAGAGGGGCGGAGAGTGGATACATAGATCTTATTAACTTTGGTACGCTTACTGGGGTGCATTCTGTATCCAGTTCTGGCGCTTTAAACTCTGGGTCTTCTGGCGGTGCTGGGGCCACTACTACGGCTACGCTGGCTTAAGGGGAAACTTATGACTAGAGATATTTTAGACTACCTAGGAAACAAGCTTGGAGAGATATCCGAACCGGAAGGAATATCTTGGACAGAAGAGGAGTGGGAAGGAAAGCTCTCTCCCTATGCTGCGGCCCCGCCTACTGTTGAGGAGCAGACATATGTCGCACTAGAGAGGACAGTATTGCAGTCCCGCGCTTGGGCAGATGAGATAATTGAAGAGTTCAAAAAAGAAAACTTGGCCTACTTCCTAGAAAACTCTGTGCCTAATGACCTGGCCATTATGGTTTCTCTTCATGTTCATCATAGGCTTCGTGCAATTGACATCACAGTTGGGGGACTCCCTCTCACTATAGACCTTATGAACCTTGTCATATCCGGGGACTTAGAGACAGCTTTTGTGGTTCTGTCGTATATGGAGCCGGACGACATGACGATGCCGTACCATTGGTTTAGCCAGGAACGGATAAACTCTCTCAAGGCTAAAATAGCCACGAGGGTTGGACTATGATTCTCCAGTATATTCTAAATCTATTGTTTGCAGCGGACCAGCTAGCCTCCACCATACTGGGAGGACATCCTGACGATACAGTATCTCAGAGACTAGGCCGAGCAGTACTGGCTGGAAACACAACAGCATACCCCTTTGCGAGAGCACTTGATTTCATTGTGTGGGCCGTCAGCGGCGAGGAGTATCACTGCTTCTCGTCTCTTCACGGAAGTTCTAGCGTTAAAGAAATTTGGAACTGGGGCGGCCAACGCTCTGACGTAAACGTGGAGGAGTAACATGCTGGTCACACTTGCAGAAATGAAATCATACCTCGGAGTCCAGACATCCGATACTTCTCACGACACCTTTTTGACGGAGCAGATAACTCTCATCTCTGACGTCATCGAGGCGTACACAAGGAGAGTCTTTTCATCATCCAGTTATGTTCAAACATTCTATCGCACGGACTTTGACCAGACTCACGAGTTGAGTTTGTTTCACTTCCCTCTGGTATCTGTGACCTCTATAGTTGAGGACGGTACGACTCTTGATTCATCGCTATACCGAATCAACAAGCCGACAGGCATAATCACCAGGCCAGACAGCTACTTCTTTGCCTGTCCCATTGAAACCGTTGTCACCTATACATCCGGGTACGCCGCTATCCCAAGCCCGATAAAAAGCGTCGTCTACACTCTGGTACAGGAGCGGTACAACAAGAAAAACAGCGGTGTTGATTTGAACTTTGGCAGCGACGTCCAGCGCATATCCATACCAGGAGCTATCTCTATCGACTTCGACTACTCGCTATCGAACAATGATAGAAAGACTCCGTTTGGAACCATCCTCGGATCTCAGATAAACGTGCTCGACTATTACCGAAGCGAACGGTCCATCACTGGCAGCGGCAAACTAACGTACCTGTAGGAGCAATAGATGGCGGTCTTGAGACAAGCATTCAACGCGCTTACCAGGCTCCACAGCCGCAAGGCTACGCTCACTCGTTTTAACAAGAATGAAGACGAGTCGATCACAGACATCCGCATCACTCCGTCGAACTTCTTTAGGAACCTGGAAGGCCCTAGCCAAATCATCGTGCGCGGCAGAGAATTCATCATCCCAGTCGACAGCATCGTAAATAAGTTCTCCCCTATCATCAAACGCGGGGATAAAATAGGCGACACGGTATTCGGAAGTATGGCCATTGACGAGGTTACTGAGATGGTAGACTTCGGCGGCGACATAATGGCATATCGTGTTCGGGTCGAATAATGTCGGGACTGTCGTTTAAGGTCTCTTTATCAGTCGAGGAGAATGGCAGGAAGGCCCCAGAGTACACTCTGGACACGGACCTTAACGGTGAGATCACTTTGGCGGCTCTCCTGGACTTTACCAAGTCTAGCCTAATCATAATCGCCGATCAGACCCTCAAAGAAGAACAGGCACTAGGCTTTGACAAGAAGCCGGTCATTGCTGTCGATGGCAAAGTAGGTAAGCCGGTTATAGATGTTAGTCCACTAGGCAAGATCGAGATGTTTGCACGGTCGGACATGAACGATATTATTCTCGACACCTATAAGGCCCTACTGGAAAGGTCCCCGGTGTTGACCGGGAGATACAAGGATAGCCACTACGTATTTTTCAACGGGTCTCAAGTGGCCACTAACCTGTCTGGTCTCGAAACATGGCTGGCGTCTAAGCCAGTATTCCAGGAGAAGGACAGAATTAGATTCGTCAACATCCAGCCCTACGCCAGGAAGCTAGAGCGCCATGGCATCACCGGAAATACAACTCCGGGCGGTAACTACTATTCCAACAGGTCAGAGAGATATACCAAAGGCCGGGACCGTAGAAATCCAGGAGGCAAGGTACTGGCCCCCAACGGGGCATATTTCTTGGCAGCCCGTTCTGTGTCGAGGAGATTCAAGAACAGGGCCTCTATAAAATTCTACTTCACCTCTGGAGCTAACATTGGTCTTACGGCTACTTTTAAGACGTCGAGTCCCGGGAGAAAGAGCAAGAAGCCAAGGACGTATCTGTATCCATCCATCGTCATATCCGTATCTGAAAGTGGGATCCTATGAGCAGCGCAGCCGTCAGAACAGCCATATTCGATTTTCTGGACACCAATGCACCGACTGAGTCGGTGGTGGACCTCACCTCCCAGTTCGGGGAGATTAAAGAATTCGTGGCCGACTCAGGAGTCCAGCCTGACTCCCCCTGGCTTGGGGTCCAATTCATTGGGTCCGATGAACTGCCCATTGGTCTGGCCGCCAATAACGTCATAGGAAAATACCGGGAGACCGGCGCCGTGTATATTCATTGCGTTGAAGTAGCAAGGCTAGGAGTTGGGAACACCCTATTGACGCGGGGGGAAGCCTTGCGTAATTTATTCAGAGGACAGAATATAAGCGGGGTGGTGGTGGAGAGCGTGACGCCGTTGAATTTCGACGGCGGTGCGACACTTCAATTCGAAGGTGGATATATGTCCGCCTCGTTTTTGATGTCTTATTATTTTGATGTGGATTTATAAATTAAATAGGGGGAATGATGTCGAGTTCAAATCTGGTCAGATTGGCTTTTAAAAAGGAAGTAACTTATGGCGTCACTCCGGCGTCGGTTAAGGCGACTGTCGTCATTGATGACATCACCTACACCGCCGTCAAAGGTGGTAGCCAAGGAAACAGCATCACGATCCAATACGCGAACACCGCTACTGCCGGATCGGAAACTGTGACCGTTACTGGCAATGCCATTTTGGTGGGTATCCAGTCTGGAGTTTCTACTGCCACCCAGGTCAATACGGCCATTGGAGCCAGTGCCGCAGCCTTGGCTCTCGTCACCCGCGCCATCACCGGCACGGCCAGCGACCCACAGATTACTACAGCGGCCACCAACTTGGCCAGCGGCTCGGGCGAATGGTCGACGGCTCGTTTCGTGTCAGAGTCCTACTCTGGAACCCCGGAGACTACTGAGTCCCAGCAAATTCGTACTGACCGCATGTCTTCTGGCCAGGTCGTTACCGGCCTCACAGTCGGAGGCAAGCATGACATCGAATTGGCCAAGGAGACCGCTGTCGAAGACTTCATGGAGTCTGCCATGTTCAACGCATGGAGTTCGATGGGCCTCATCACCCGCGCAGCTACGATCAACGCTACGGCCAAGACCATCACGTCGGCTTCGGGTAGCTACATCACTGACGGCCTTGTGGTGGGAGATTTCGTACGCCTAGGTGGATACACAAATGCCGAGAACAATGTCACTGTGATGCTCACCGATGTCACGGCACTCGTCCTTACCTATGTCGGCCCAGAGGGCATGGTCAACGGAACTGGAGGAACTACCACCCTTCAGCGCGGCGACAAGCTGTCCATCGGGACCACGAAGAAATCCTTCTCTATCGAGAAGTCTTTCCTCGACCTCACCACCAAGGCCATTAACTACAAAGGCATGTTGGCTTCTGGCATGGAGTTGAAAGTTGAGTATGGGTCTTTGATTTCCGGCTCGTTCACAATGTCCGGCAATGACTATACTACTGCCGACGCTGCGTCTGAGTTCCTGACCTATCAGTCGTACATTGATGACCCGGCAACTACACAGTCCCTAAACGGTTCTGTAGACATGCCGTTCTTGGCCACGGACGTTACTGGATCATTTGAGTCTGGCACCTTCTGTATCCAGTCCCTCAATATGAACCTGTCCAACAACTTGACCACTCAGACATGTATCGGTAAGGCGGCTCCGGAGAACTATAACCCCGGCACGGCCAAGATCGAAGTATCCTTGTCGTCATACCTCAAGGATTCCAACTGGGACATGCTGGCACGTAAACTGTCCCAGGACTCTTTCGGCCTCGGATTTGAAGTCGAGAACACTGACGGATGGTACGGCTTCTATATGCCAGCTATCCAGGTGTCATTCGATGACCCGGCGTCTGGTGGAGCCAACCAGGATATCTCCATGGATATGACCGGACAGGCCAAGGTCGGAGCCAACGGAGAGAGCGCCCTAATCATCTATCGTTCCGTGTAAGGTAGTAGCCCCTGAGTCTTGGTTGACTCAGGGGGTTTGAATTGCATACTTTAAAAATGCAAATTCAAACATAAGGGGAGTCAGTGAAAACTAATTTAGATAAGTTTTTTAAGGCGGACGAGGACCTAGAGAAGAACGGGGTGTGGTTTAACATCTCTTCTGATACCGGGTTCTTGCTTCGCCCATTCAAGGCCACCAACCCTTCTGTCAAAGCAGCTATGGCTAAACTCTATAAGCCATATTCTAGACAGATTGAAATGGGAACCTTGGACGACGCTAAGGTACTTGAGATCAACGTCAAAATATTTATCCAGGCGTGTCTCGTGGACTGGAAAGGTGTCGAGATTGACGGCAAGGTATCTGAGTGTGACCCCGCAGTAGCACTCGAATTCTTTGTCGGCCTACCCGATTTATTCTTAACCCTGTGGAACCATACCCAGGACTTCAAGAACTTTCGGGAGGACGTGGGAAACTTTTAACGCGCTATTTGAAGTGGTCCTATAAGTGGCGTGAGGCTCTGAATACCGGACAGTACTATGACCTTGAACGAAGGGGATTTTTTGACAGCCGACCAGAAGAACTTGAGCCAAATATATCCGGACTCGAATTCTACATGGAGGCTTTTAGGGAACTATCCTCGTGTAGGCCGGGGGGAATGGACATACAAGCCATTCCCTTTACCGCAATTGCGGAGTACTGCCGGGTGTTCGATATTGAGGACTTGGAGGACTTCCTATTTATAATTAGAAGTCTCGACAATGCGTACTTGAAGATCGTAGCGGACGAAGCGGAGAAGAAGAAACCCAAGGCGGGGAGTAGCGATGCCACCGGCAAACCAGAGAAGAGTAATAGAAGTCCGGGTAAACGCGGGCGATAGCAAGCAACAGCTACAGATTATCTCTGACGGAATGAAAAGCATAAATAAAGAGACCAAGAAGATGGCCGGAGACTTGGGCCTCTTGTCCAATGCCTTCCAGAGCTTTGTCGCGTACCTTGGTGTTAGGCAACTAGCTGCATTCTCGGACGAGATGCAGAACCTAACTAACCGCTTGTCCATTCTTACCGGCAGCCAAGAAGGTGCCACCAATGCGCTTAAGCAATTGCTGGAGTTGGCCAACAGGACAAATACATCAGTCAGTGATCTTGGTGAGGTCTACACTCGCTTAGGCACGTCTTTAAAGGCCACCAAGGCTACGACTGAGGAACTTATTGTCCTGACCGAGGTACTGACAAACTCATTCCGTATCTCTGGGTCTACTACCTCTGAGACTTCGGCCACCATCATTCAGTTGAGCCAGGCATTTGCCAGCGGAACACTTCGCGGCCAGGAACTTCGTTCCGTCATGCTGCAAAACGCCACACTTGCCGGATTGCTGCGTGAAAAGTTTGGAAAGAATTTAGCAGCCGACGCGGAGAAGGGGCTCATCAGTATCTCATCTGTGATGGAGGTACTGGCCAAGCACATGGACGAGATCAACACAGCGGCCAAGAAACTTACTCCCACGTTTGAGCAGACGGTAACTAAGGGAATAGGACAGTTGAAGTTCGAGATAGGGGAACTCAACAAGGAGTTGGGAGCCTCACTAATATTTGCCGATCTAATGTCGTCAGCTATAAAAAACCTTGGCGGCATAGCCACAATAGTAGCAGCTGTGGCCATACCATTTTTGATAGGACGTATAGTTCTTCTAGGGGAAACTCTAGTGGCGTTCTCAATATCGAACCCATGGTCTGCCGCATTCCTTGGGATAGTTACGGCAATCATAGCTCTCATCAATGTGATGGGGGAGTCTACGGATACCTTCACCCAAAAATTATTTAAGCTACAGGCTAAGTTCTATGACCTCATCGCCACAATGATTGAGGTGAGAGTCAGGTTTAGGGAAGCATATCTTTCTGTGGCCAGCTTCTTTGACCTTGGCGGCAAATATAAAAACGACACTGACCTTCTCCAGGGAGTAGTAACCCAGTACAAGAACCTGGCGGCAGAGGCTCGTAAGAACTCTGTGGAGATTCCTAAGGGGCCTGAGTCAGACGCTAAGAGAATATTTGATGATCTAATTGCAAGACAGAAAGCTCTAGAGGGAGTCGGAGCTAAGACTCAAAAAGTTAAAGAAGTCCTTGCTGAATTAAACCAGGAATATATCAAGGGCCGCATCAATGCCAGAGAGTATGGAAATGAGTTGGTAGACTTCCAGGTCTACAAACTCAATCGAGAATTCTCAGAAGGCAAGCTGGACCTAATCGCCTACAAACAAAAACTAGAGGAACTCGACCTCCAGAAGTACAACCGTTTCTTGAATGATGGGGTTGTCACTCTTCAGGAGTACAACAAGATGGTCGAGGGCGCCAAGATAGACGCGCTCAATGCCAAGGTTGACCAGGGAACTATAAGCCTAAAAGAGTACAATGCAGAACTGGCCAAGATCAGCAACTCCATCTCTCCAGGGGGATCGTTTGCACTTGGCACACAGAACTACTTAGACTCAATAGGGACCACAGCATCACAAACAGCATCAGCCATCACAAGTGCATTCACGGGTCTTGAGACGGCCCTATTCGAGTTCACCAAAAAGGGCACATATAACTTCAACCAGTTTACTCAGGCTGTCTTGGATGACTTGCTTAAAATCATTATTCGAGCCTCGGTCATCCAGCCGATAGCTCAGGGCCTACTTGGTTTTCTAAGCCCCGCTGCTACTGCCGGGACACAGACAACTGTTCCCGGGTCTAACGGACAATTTGCTACTCCGGGTTTCGCCAACGGCGGAGTGTTCAACAGCGGCGTTAAGATGTTTGCCTCGGGCGGCATAGTCGGAGCCCCCACTGCGTTTAGGTACGGCAGCAACAAGACTGGCGTTATGGGAGAGGCTGGCCCAGAGGCTATCCTACCACTGTCTCGCGGGGCCGGTGGACAGCTTGGAGTACAGGCATCGGTAACTCCCGTCACGATCAACATCACTAACAACTCCGGTGCTGACGTACAGACCAAAGAGTCGACTGGACCCAGTGGCGAAAGGCAGATTGAGATTCTAATAGCTGCAAAGGTTAAAGAGGGGCTGGCATCTGGAACGTATGATAAGACCCTACAGCAGTCCTATGGTCTTAAGCGGAGAGGTTCATAATGGAAGTATGGCCAAGCCAACTCCAACAAAAACTAAACGTCGACTCTTTTACTGTCGTGTTCGGCAACACCCTAGTTAAGTCGGAGACGGACGTCGGACCAGCTAAGGTGCGCAGTCGATTCACTGACGCCGTTGACCTGTACTCATGCACCATAGACCTAGACTATGACGACTACGATGTTCTTTATGATTTCTACAAGACTACACTCAACAACGGGGCCAAAACTTTTTCATTTGTAAACCCGTTCACCCTGGCTACCGATGAGTTTAGATTCATCGACCCAATTGATATCCGCCCACTAGGCGGCAGAATATTCCGTGTCAATATGAAATGGGAAAGGATGCCAGGCTAATGTCCAATTCTCTGTCGCCGGAATTGCTGGCCGAGATATTTGCCCAGGAGTCTGGAGACCCCTTCCTCACGCTCGTGACATTGTCGCATCCGTCATTTGCCTCGGACATCCGCCTCGTAAACAACACTGTCAATATTACGTCTCGCGGCAATGTGTTCACTGCCTTCCCGATGAAAATTCGCCTCCCCATGGACGACGGTGAGACCCAGCGTGACTTCAATCTAGAGATGGATAATGCCTCTTTAGAATTGATCGAGGAGATTAGGACAGTAACCACTCGCATCTCTGTCAAGTTTGAAATGATATTGGCTTCAATACCGGACGATGTGCAGATGTCTCAAGAGGACCTAGCCATAGTCTCTCTTAGTTACACAGCCAGACGCATATCGGCCCGCATCGCCATGGACAGCTTCCTTGGGGTGGAGATAACATCCGAGAAATATACGTACACCAATTTCCCGGGGATTTTCTAGTGGACCTCAAGAAGTATATTGGCAGACCCTACGAGAGCTACAACTGTCTAGACCTAGTAAAAGAGTTCTACATGGACTTCTTTGGACTAGAGGTTAAAAACTATTTTGAGGGGTCTGTTCCTGGACGTGCAGAGGTCTCATCACTTATCGCCACCAATAAAGGCGACTTTGAAGAAGTGAAGAACTGGAAAGACATTAGGTTCGGGGACATAGTGGTCATTCGCCTCTACGGAATTGAATGCCACCTAGGTGTCGTAGTCGAAGGCACTAAATTTCTGCACTCAGCGAAGAACATCGGCAGCAACATGGACAGGCTTGAGAGGTATCACCGACTCATTGCCGGATACTACAGGCACCGGGAGCTACCGGCATGATTAAATTAAGACTGACATTCGGTGGTGACTCGGACAGGTCATTTGATATCGAGGACGGGGAGCTACTCTCTACCGCACTTGGCCGAGCACTCGATGGAGTTCCCCTCCAAGGAAGGGATGCATGGGAGGTATTTCAGGCGGTGGTTAATGGCCATCATATCGAGGGCGAACTATGGGGATTTACCAGACTTAGGAAAGAGGACACTGTCCTTGTAACCCCTGCTTTGAAATCAGGGGAGAGCGGACAACTGTTTAAGCAAGCCCTTCTCGTAGTAGTGACTGCGGTGGCCGCCATCTATGTTCCCCCACTTGTAGGAGGAGCCGGGGTTATCAGTGGCGTGGCGGTGGGCGCGATAACAATCGCAGCCTCCATGATCCTTAACGCCCTGATACCTCCTCCAAACTATAATAGCGACCTGTCCACGGGAGGAGGCTACGAGTCCTCTCAGATGTACACCTTGAGCGGACAGTCCAATCAGGTAAAGCGTTTTGAACTTGTCCCCAAGGTATATGGCCGCCACAGAATGTTTCCCAACGTAGCTGCCACTCCGTATATGGAGATGCAAGCAGACCCAGCTAGCGGGGAATTGGCCCAGTATCTCCATGTCATATATGACTTTGGCCTAGGTCCGGCCATGATATCCGATATCAAGATAGGCGACTCCCCGCTCACGTCTGAGAACTTCAGCGACTTCCAATACAACCTAGTAGACCCCAATAAGCCTGACGTATCAGAGGGTGAGTGGGACGATGCTCTAACTAAAGAGTTCGCGTTCTACAAAGGCGACATTGAGGGAGATTCTTTCTCAGTGTCCTTGAATGGAAACCAGGACGCAGGGGATGACGAAGATACCTGGGAGTCCATAAAGAACTCAGCGCCAAATCCGGATGGCGTGGGGCAAGAGATAATTCTAAACTTCACATGCCCTAGAGGACTATACAGCTTCTCCTCATCGGGGGCTAAGGGGTATGGACGCATAACTCTTGAGATAGAATTCTCTAAGGTAGGAGAAGATGACTGGAAGAAGTACTCCGACATGGACTACGTCTCCCATTTCGATTCGGTCGGAGGACAGAACGGGACAGTAGAACTGAATCTGCCCATGCAGGTTGTAGACTCCAACTTTATCGGTGGATCTAACGGAGAGATATTCTACACAGTGGTGCAGGACGGTCCTGGCGGTACTAATATATTCTATCTTGAGCCCACCAATGCGACCACGGGACCTCCATGGGCGGCCAAGAGAAACTACCGCACTCAGGATAATGACTTCCTGGTCATCCTCCCTCCCGACACAGAAGTAACTATTGGAAGCCCCATATTTGTGAACGGGTATCACTATGGAGGGGTAGTAATCAATTCCTACCCATACAGTAACCCCATTTATACGGTCATCGTAGCCAGCGACTACTCAGGTAACATCCCTGCATTTACTTTTGTTGGAGAGGCCACTGCTGGAGGTGTGTTCACCAGCGGCACAGCACAAGTTATCGGGAGCATCAAGACCACAGGAAATAGTATTGGACGTGGCCGCATTGAGAGATCGGATACGGCTGCTGTCAATTCCACATTCAAGTTCACGCCGAGATTGCCTGGGCAATATAAAGTTCGCGTTAGACGCATAACCACGGCCAGCCAATATAGCTCACAGACGGCCAATGAACTTACCTGGACATCTATCACCACTAGATTTGATAAGTCTCCGATCAATACGACTAAGCGACATGTCTTCATGGAGTTGAAGATCCGTGCCACTAGCCAGTTGAACGGAACTGTCTCCAACCTATCAGCAGTAGTGTCTTCGGCCCTCCAGGTGTACGACGACAACACACAGACTTGGTCCAGACAGCTGACAAGCAATCCTGCTTGGGTATTCACGGACTTGATGACCGGGGAGATAAATAAAAAAGCCCTACCACTAACTCGCTTGCACATGCCAAGTCTTGTCGAGTGGGCAGAGTATTGCGACGAGGTCCCCACTCCCCCTCCGTCTCAGACTTTTCTTGAGCCTAGATTTGCCACCAATTTTGTTTTGGATTTCTCTACACAGTTGCAGGGAATTCTTAATCAGGTGGCGGGTGCAGCCCAGGCCAGTCTAAATATAGTCGACGGCAAGTATGGCGTACTGATCGACAAGTACCGCACCACTCCGGTCCAGATATTTACTCCCAGGAACTCCAAGGACTTTTCATCGTCGAGAATCTATGGGCCTCGTCCAGATGGACTTAAAATTAAATATGTGGATCCATTTGCCAATTGGGAAGTCCGAGAAGTAACGGCGTACGACAATGGTTTTGACGCCGCCACAGCCGAGACCATAGAGGACATGACCTCATTTGCTTGTACTAATAACGAGCAAGCGTGGCGCTTTGGCCGATACATGATTGCCCAGAACAGACTTCGCCAGGAGACAATATCCATCACTGTCGACTTCGAATACCTTGTCTGTACTCGCGGGGACTATGTCCAGGTCACACAGGACGTCATGCGTGTAGGTGGAACTCCGTGCCGGGTAAAAGCAGTGGCAGTTGATGTCATCACCACAGACGACAGTATCGAGACTGGAATGGGTTCTTACGGATACACATTCCGTAACCCCTCAGGAGTCATTTACACATCCACCCTAACCCCACTGACCCCCAATACATTCCAGGTGGATGGTACGGTCCCGGCAGTAGGTGACTTGATCGTCATCGGAGAAGTCGGCAGCATCACGTTTGACTGCCTGGTAAAGGCCATATCCCCAAACGATGATCTCAGCGCCACTCTGACTCTAATTGAAAAGGCTGACGGCATTTATGCCTACGAGTCTACAGATGTGTTGCCCGACTACGACCCGCAGATATCCGGCACACTCGACCCGGATAGGCAGCCCCCGGGGGAGGTGAGAAACCTAGCGGTAGCCGATACCGGATATGACTGCAATGCCACTGGCACCGGCTATGACTACTTCGTGGACCTTGCCTGGGATCTACCTGCCAGCGGTGTGTCAGAGTTATTCGAAGTCTACGTGGATTATGGAAGTGGCTATGACCGAGTCGACACGACTCGCACCACAGTCTATAAATACTCAGTCAAGATCGAGAAGCTAGGCCTTGAGCACAGATTTAAAGTCCTGGCCGTATCCGCCACAGGAAGAAAACTTCCTTTGGGGTCTATCACTCCGGTTACGGCTACTCCCACAGTCAAATCCACTCCCCCAAGTGACGTAGTGAAGCTGTCCTCTGACATCACCAACGAAGTTCTACAGCTATCTTGGGACCGGGTAGATGATTGTGATGTGTCAGACTACTTGGTCAGATATTCGCCAAATACATCTGCCATTTGGGAAACTACTATCCCCATCCTTCGCATTGACGCGAAGACCGGGACAGCGACTACCCAGGCCCGTACTGGCATCTATCTAATCAAGGCCGTGGATTTCAATGGTACGGAGTCGGCCAACGCCGCCTCGACTATAACCACTATTCCAAACTTGTTTAATTTGAACGTGGTGGACAGTATTTCTGACTCTCCGACATGGAACGGAACCTTTGACCGTGTGGTCAATTCCACCGACGCGCTACTCCTGGACAAAGCTGTGCCTGGAGGCGTGGGAGTAGGAGAGTATTATTCAGAAGGATATTACTACTACCAAAGCCTTTTGGACCTAGGCGAGATATACACGGTCCGTTTGCAGTCCAGCATTCAGGCCGAGGGATTTTCAGACGGCGATTTGATGTCCTCCTGGACAGACCTCGCCTCTGTACTGCTCCTGTCCAGCACCGGGGTGTCGGCATGGGGAGTCGAGACTCAGTACCGCTCTACGGACCAATTAAACGTAATGTCGGCATGGACAACGCTGTCCTCCATAACGGCCATCAATGAGGGCTTGTCTACACTTTTCACCCCGTGGAGAACATTTCTCATTGGAGATGCTACTGCCCGTGTGTTCCAATTCCGCTTAAGGCTTATTAGCAATACGGTGGACGTATCTCCAAGGGTGTTTGACGGAACCATTTCGGCGGACATGCCAGACCGAGTTGAGTCATTTGAAAACCTATTATCCACCGCCAGCGGCGGGTATGTGGTGAACTACAGCACGGCGTTCTATGGTCCAGGCACTAGCCCGAACGTCCAGATTTCAATAGACGGGGCGTCTAGCGGAGACTATTGGGCATTTGATTACAAGAATTTGACCGGATTTTCGATTAGGTTCTACAATAGCTCCAACGTGCAGGTGGCTAGGCAGTTCGACGTCGCGGTCAAGGGCTACGGAAGAAAGAACTTGAGCGTTATTTAAAGGGGAACAGGAATGAGTCAGACGATATTCTCAGATATTAACCCAGCGGCTACCTCAGGCACACAGCTTGCCACATACCTAAACGATTTCAAGGCCGCGCTGATGTCTGGAATGAGCGGCACGTCGAGACCATCCGCCACTCTAGCTGGCGGGTATTGGGTCGACATCACGAATGACCCCACCTACTGGTCATATAAGATGTATACAGGCGCGGTGGACATTGAGGTCTTCCGCCTAAATCTGACCACTGGGTCGGCATCCATTACCGGGGCTGACAGTACTTTCGAGATCGACCGTTTCACAGCCGACGCTGTGGGGCCGATTTTAAAACTGGTCAAGCGGCGCGTAGCATCTAACGGCCAGGTACTAGCCGGGGATATCGTAGGCCACATTCAAATCATTGGCCGCGCTAATGACTCAAGCAATCCGGTAGTGGCATCCATGAAAGTAGTTGCCCAGGAAAATGAGACGGCTACAGCCAGCGGCGTCTACCTCTCCTGGGAGTCCACTCCTGCTTTGTCGGCTACGGCCGTAGAGCACATGCGTCTGATGAATGGTTTCCTCGGCCTTGGAACTGTGGCCCCGGACGCACTCGTCCACACGAAAGGAACGACTGGCATCAAGTCGGAATTGGCTGCCGATAGTGCTAGTCCGGCAAAGATTACTCTTCAAAAAGGCCGAGTGGCTGGCACAGGAGCCTCTCAAAACGCCGATGAACTTGGCGAACTTGTCATCAATACCAAGGACTCGGCAAGTGCCGTTGTTCAATCGGCAAGCATCAAGGCCGTCGCAACAGAGGCCCACACGGGCTCTGCCCGTGGTACAAAGCTATCGTTTCTGACCTCGCCTACTGGAGGCACTACTCCTACAAACAAAATGGATATCGGTGACAAGGTGAACCCCTTGGCCACTCTCAAGGTGCCACTACTTGAACTCGACTCCCAGACAGTGGCCACTACTGCCACCATCGTGCAGCTGTCTGCCACTAAGGCAGTTGTAGAATTTACAGGGTCTACTGCAACTGACATCCAGGGTATCAACTCGACGGCCTTGACGATGTCTAAGGTCATTGTCCTACACAATATCTCCACGGCAACTGTGACTTTAAAACACGAGAATGGAAGTGCTGCGGCGGCAGACAGATTGAAGTTACCTGGCGCTGCTGACATCCTGGTGCCAGCGCAGAAGACAGTAGAACTTTGGTACAGCCCCACTGACAGCCGATGGAGACATTATCTACGGGGGTACTGGAGGCACGGCCACCCGCTTACCTGCCGGATCTAACGGACTCTACCTGGGACTGTCCGGCGGAATTCCTTCATGGTCGTCCCCCGCTGGGTCAGTGGCCATCACAGCGCAGACAACCACCTATAGCATCCTGACTACTGACGACGTGGTCACATGTAGCGGAGCTAGTTTTACCCTGACTTTCCCCACAGCAGTGGGGGTGGCGGGGAAGCAGTACGTGATTAAGCACTTGGGCACCTCTTTGTCGCAGGTCTACACACTCGCCACTACTGGCGGTCAAACCATAGGCGGAATTGCCTCTGGTTCCTATGCTCTCTATACAAACCAGGAGTCCTTGAAGGTAATCAGTGACGGTGCGAACTGGCAGATACTTGAGCACTATGCCCGCACCGCTCCAGTGGCCTATACCCCGACGTTTACAGGACTGGGAACTGTTACGTCAGTAAGCTACTTCTGGTCCAGAAGAGGAAACTACATGAAGGTGGGGGGATCCCATGCAAATGGAACGGTAGCGGCGTCTTTATTCTCTATGACTTTGCCCTCCAGTTCGGCCCTAGACAGCGCCCTCATTTCTTTGGCAAATACGACGGCCAGCGGAGGTCAGTTAATGGGACACTGGACTGGTCAGGGAGGGGTGTCCTCCCAGGTGGCAATTGTAACGGCCACCGGAACTAGCACGACTCTAGTGTACGCAGGTCAGGTATGGAATGCTTCCTCCACCTCGCCCCTAATTCCAACAAACGCCAACTCATTCTCCTATACCTCAGGACTGGCATCTATTGACTTTGAAGTGCCCATCTCGGGATGGAGACCATAAATGGCTGACGACACGGATGTCGCAAACAAGACAAGGAAGACTGTTACTCTATCGCACCGGCAAATAGGTGCGACGGGATTAATTGGGCTGGCAGTTGCTCTAGCCCCATATCTCAAAGAGACTTTTGTCACTAGAGAAGAGGGTGCCCAGGTAGCCATCCAACTTGAGTACATGCGGAAAGACCTGACCGAATTAAAAACAACTGTGACCTACAGCAGAGACATAATCCTGGAACAGATAAAAGAGTCTGAGGCCAGGACAAACAGGACGGACGACCGTCTTGAGCACAGAATCGACGGACTTGAAGCGGCCATCAGGCCAAAAAACAAAACCTATTAATCCGGGGGGATTATATGAAGACATTGGTTGAGCAAGCCATTGGTGGCGACGGTGCTAAGGCCGGAGCATACATCGACAATGGCAATCTAGAACTGCGCGTAGCATATCCACTAGCTAAGGTTGTTGAGCCGGTGAACAAGATCATCGACACAGCTATCGACAAACTAGAGGCCACCATTCCCGGCGACTGGGACAAGGCATTGCTTGAGCCGATCCGTGCTGAAGCCAAGGCCGCTCTGGTCGCTCTGTTGAGCGCGGTGTAGTAATGTACTTCCTCGTGCTAGTGGCGTGGCTTGCGTCCAATTTTCTTTTATCCGTTCTCCTATTGAGCCGGGTGAGAGAACTCCAGCGCATTGTCCGCTACACATCGAGGCAGCAGAACTACTTGTTCTATAAGTTAATCGACAGCCTAAACCC